CCAAACTTCATTAATCCAAATCCATTCAATATGTTCTCCCTCAATAAGATTTTCTTTTGTTTTGTTTTTAAACATTGATGTGTCGTATATAGGCTTTTCTGTAACCTTAAATGTTTCATCAATAATTTCTTGAATTACCTCACCTTCTGGAGTTATTTTAGTTAAATGACCTAATTTTCTTTGTGTTTTCCAGTAAGTTGTACAGACTCTCATTAAATATCTTTCACCCCAAGTTGAAATATCATCCCCCTCTTTTAAAATAGAACTTAAAATATCCCCGCCAATAGCTGGATCATTAGTCCAATTACTAACAAAACGTCTATAGTCAAGACCTGGAGAATTTGTATTCCATTCATGCGACTTAGTAGGATCATAATAACTTCCATCATTTTGATATCCGTTTACTTGATACAATGCTGATTTAGCAGGGTAAATATTCTGAAGAGACACTAATTGTTCTTCTGTCATTAAATAACCGTATTTGTCAACAACATCCGCGGCCGTCATTAAGTCAATTTTACCAACAAAATTTCCCTCTGATATATATCTACTATCCGGAGATTTATGATAAAATGTAAGTACTGGATTCCATAACTCAACATCATAGTCATCTTCAAGCATCTTAAAATGCCAAAATTCTCTATCCGTGATAAGCATATCTCTAAAAGCCCTCTCCTCTAATTCTTGCATTTTAAATCTTTCTTCATCAACTTTATACTGATGACTCGCCCATTCCTCTACTAAAGATCTATAATCTTTCCTAAAAAAGTCTTCAATTTCTGGAAGAGACTTAATATTTTCTGGAGCTAACGATTTTTGAGCTTCCTCACTTTGAGGATCCAAGCCCATTTCAATCATTTTAGCAATAAGTTTTGACTCTGCATCAGCTAATAAATTCTGTTCAATAAGAGCTCTTTTTTGTTCAAGCATCTCATTATAAGAGGTGTCATCAACAGCTCTAAATTGAATACCATTATATCTTTTAGAAAACTCTCCACAAAGTACATTAATTACGTTTGGAATAATTGGATAGAATTTAAGTTCTAATGCTGATTCGTTTTCTTTGGTTAAAACGTCAAGCATATCAGCGTAGTCGTTATCATCAGAAACAATGTAATCTGTTTTATCTATGATACCCTTGGCAAGTTTATAGTTTTTAAGTAACTTTCTAGCATTCACTCTTAAAAATTCAACACCTTGTATTTCTAACCAATCTATATTCCAAGCTGCCCAATCATCATCTTTATCTTTTTGTGGTAAAAATTGAACCGGTTGTGTGAGGCTTGATGTAGCCTGGTAACCCTCTGCTTTAGCTCCTTTTTTTAAATCCAGTGCGTTGTATAGTTTCATTATTTGAGATTTTTAAAAGCCGCTCTAGAAACTTTACCTGAAATCAAAGACCCCCGGCGCTCTAAATTTTTAAACGGACTATACTTTAATTTATACAAATTTTTTTGATTTTCCAAGTTCTTTGTGCTATCTTCTTCATTTCTTTTAGCAAATCCTCTATTAGACTGCTGTATTTTAGCAAATGCAACTAAAGCGGCAAAAGAAACTAACCGGTCAACGTTTATACCAGGCTGATATGCTAGCATCTCTTTTAATAACATCGGATCTGGGATCCTTTCAATTCCAAACTCTACACTTAATGTGTTTCCTTCGGGGTCAAGTTCTTTGTCAATCTCCTCCCTTAAAAACTCAATTGCATAAGAAATGAGATGACTTTTAAACAAAGTTCCTGTATTTTTCCAACCATACTCCTGATAAACTGTGGTATTTGAACCCAAGTCTTTTAGAAATAAAATTTGTTGTTTTGGAACAAGGTATCTTTGTTTTCTTTTTGATATCATGTACTGAATGAAAAGAGAGATATTGTTTTCTACTACAGTCCAAGCGTTATACCATTCTATAATTTTTTCTAATTGCTCATGTGTTTTGTTAATGTCATCATAACGACCACACCAAGCGGCAACAATTTTATCTTTTTCTATAAAAGATTCATACCCATCTGGAGTTTCACGTTTAACTTCTGTGGCAGATTTATAAACATAAATGCTGCACAAAGAATCAGAGGTAGTTGTTTTACCCTCAGAAACAGGGTCAATAGAGGCATAGTAGTTTAAAAACCCAGGATTCTTTGTTGGCCTTTCCCAAACAACTAAAACCCCAGATTTGTCTGTTGTTTGTTTATCAATGGGAAATTGAGATATTGGTAGTTTACTAGTTCTCTTTGCAACAATACCTTCTGCTGTTCTTTCTAGTTCAATACATTCATAAGGAAAATGCTTTTCTTCTATCTTTTTAAGATGTTTAGAAATAAGACCTTGAGGAAATATAGATTCCTTTCTATAAGCAAATGCTTCCGCAATATTAGTGGGGGACTGTGATATCCTAAGTTGATACTGTTCAGGATTTAATTCTGTCTTCCATTTTGCTCTCTGGTTATAAATACTTACTAATGCTTCTGAAACTAATGAATTACCGTGGGTATCAATAAACGGCGGCATTGACCATTGTTCAGGTATAAACAAACCGGCTAATCCAACAGTATTATCCCCATCTAAAAGATCTGTTTCCACAGCGTATATATCATTATTAGTGGGATTTAATATCATATCCTTAAGAGGTTTGCATTGCTCTAAGTCACCGACAGAACCCGCTGCAATAAACATACCCGTGGTAAGTTGTCCGGATGACATAGCCGGCCTTAAATACTCATAAGTCTCCATCATTTTTGGAGCAATGCCGGCCTCTTCATGAAAAAAGTATGTAGTTGGTCCACCGACGCCTGTGGTAGGACTTTTTTCAAATGAAGTACCTTGTATTTTAGATTTTAAACCTTTTGTGGTTTTTCTATTTCCAACTCTAACCTCAATTTGCTGTTGCCATAAGAGAACTTTTTCTGGGTTGCTTGGTCTGTACCAAGCTGTATGCTGATTAAGAAAATCTTTATATTCATCTAAAAATTTCCAAGAACCTTTATCATTTATATAGTCCTTTAAACTAGCACCAATTTTACAAACACTACCTTCCTCAAACCAATATGTGTTTATAATCTTACCCATATGAAAGTAAGAAGAAGCAATCTGACGTTTTTTTAAAATTGCAACATGCTTAAAATTAAGTTCAGCCAGCAACTCATATAAAGCCATATGATACTGAGCATCTCTGACTTTAGCAAACCCATATTTCTTTTCCTCTTTATTATATATCGGAAGAAAATTAAGCCACATGTAGTAATCTCTAGTTAGATACCACAGGCGATCACCATTTTTAAAAATTACACCTTTTCTACATTTTTCTTTTTGATCATCCCAATAAGTATTAAAATCTTTAGACCTAAAGGGGGATGCGCAATAAAAACCTTGCTCTTCAAATTTTCTAGATTCTTGATTAAAAACTAAAGATGTCTCATCAAATTGATATTCCCCAGGAATTTTAAAAATAGAAATTAAAAAATCAATAAACTCCTGATCCGTGTCAAATTCTGTAACGGTCCATTTTTTATCTTCATATGTTGGTATAATTCTACTCACCCACTATCACAGCTAAAATATCATTGTGAGAAATTAACAAATGCTTTTCACCATTATGATGCATTTCTTGAGCATTTGCGTAATCTACATACTGAACCAAATCCCCAACATTAATATCGGAAATTTCTTTACCAACTCCAACAACATAACCTTGATAGGTTTTTTCTTTGGCGCTGTCTGGTATAATAATAGTAGTGCCTGGAAAAAATTGTTCAGGTTTTTTTTCCAGTATCAGTATTTTTTTCCCTATCGGAATTATCTTTTGGTTTTTCATCTTTTATTTTTTTATATTTTTTTTTATTTATTTCATTAATAAACAAACAGTCATCCCAATAACAGAAAATTAGTTCTATATTTTTATTCATCGTTAGGGTTTTAATAAATGTTTGTAAGTATCATAAGAGGGGTCAAAAGTTGAATAGTTTTCTGTAATTTCTTCTCCGGGATTTATATCCCTTAAAGCTTTTCCAGTGGCGCCATCTACATTAGGATCATCAGCATGATTAATATACATAGTATCATCAATGCAATGATGAACATAGTCACCAACAACCCAAGTGTAAGTATCCATATAAAAACTTGAAAAAGCACTGAGCGCTTCAGTATCATATTTTTTAATTTTTTGTATACTGTTTTCATAAACCAATGAATCTTTTGGAATAAAATCATTAGCAAATAAACCTAATCCCTTACCGGCTGATTTATCAATTACTGTTTTAAATAAAATCATAACTGCTTTTTAAAATCTGTTAAGTAATTGTCATCAGTGTAATAACCGCGATTAGAATCTACAGTATAAATATTTCTATCAATTCTATAACCAGGATTATTATTGATTCTGACAAATGTATAAGCTTTATCAATCCAAATAATTCTATTATTGGGGTAAATAAAATAATTACCGTTGTCCATTTTAAAAACATGCCCACACTTATGCTCATATGTTTCAGAAAAATTTGTGTCCAGCATTGATTTATTCTCATGCGACCAATCAAGAGTAAACATATACACACCCAATCTTTTAACTCCACTAATTGAAATTAGTTCCGCGCTTAATGGGTAAAGTCTAGCTCTTACTTGAACATCAATATACGGGCTAAAGCTATCCCAATAAACATGTTCTGTTAGTGGTAAAACCTCAGCATCTGTTTTCCAACAAAAAGCATGAATGGGCCTACGAGTCCAGTTCACACCATTCTCTAAAAAAGCCTCAAACAAAGGAACCATACCTTCTATTGATGCTACAGAATGTAAATTTGCTACAGTATATTCACCATGACCTCGTTCATGATTGAATAAAAACTCATTGCGAATAAAGCAAGGAGTGAGCGGGAGATTATGATTTAAATAGGCCATTATATTTGATCATATGCTAAACCTTGACCACCTCTTACATGACTCTCTTGTTCTTGAACCATGTCATTAAAAGCACCTTTGTATGATTGTCTTATCTGTTCAAACTTAGCTGCTGCATTAACTAAAGAATTAATATTACCATCACGACCATGCTCAATAGCTGTTGTTTCCATATACTTTGCAAGTCTATCAAGCATTGATTTAATTCCTTTGTATGCTCTGTATGTTGGTGTTTCATAAAGTTTTTTGCATATCAAAAGAGCATTTACAATTACATCATCCTCAATAGAATCTTGCAATTTAACCTCGTCAATTATCAAATCCTCCTTATCCACCTCTGAGACATTAAAGAAAGGATTCATATCTGGATTTGGGCAGGTCATGTAAAATAAATACTGATAGACGGACATATATGTATCCGGGTAATTGTCCATGATTGCTTTTAAAGAACCAATTGCGTAGCAATGTTCTGTTGGAATTGTCTTTCCATTTTGTATATCAAATAATCTTATTATCATTTTTTATCTTTTATCCAATGCATTAATGTATTAACTTCATCCTTTAAATAAGGGAGATCATAAAAAACAATATCCTCAATTACAGGTTCACCATTAACATGTTCAATTATAGGATATCCATTTTTATCATTTCCAAGTTGCACAAATTTTACATGTTGGAGGGTGAGCTTTCCAACGTTTAATCTCGGATTGTGCTTCTTTATAATATACGCATAAATACTCAATTGTAAATTATAATGATTGAGGTTGCAATTATCTAAATGAGAGAGAGGCGGTTGCATTTTTTCAGATACACCCTCCCAATTTGTGAAACTTGTTTCTTTAATTTCTTTGTTTGTTTTATAATCAGTGATGTTAACTGTATTGTTAAATATCTCCACTAAATCAGCCTGACCACAAATACCAACAGATTTTAAATAAACCAAATGTTCAGGATAAATACCATCCGATAATCTTTGATCTGAGGAAATCTTAATTCCATTTTCAACAATTGGCTTTATGATAGGAAGATCAAAACCATCTTTACTGATATACTCAAATTCAGACATATCAGATTCTCTTTGATGATGATACCAATTACCTAATGCTATAGCCCTTTGCGTTTCTCCTTCCCAAGCAGTTATAATCTCAGCTTCTGTCATTCCATACCACTTAGATTTTTTGTTTCCGGCTGCTTTTTTTGCTGCAGCTGCTGAATCAAACTTAGGTTTAAACATCCCAATAAAGGATGTGACACTAATCCAATTTATATCATCATCTTGAACACTTTTGTATTTATGCCCATCTTCACTAAAAGTAAGCGCCATATTTTAATATTTAATTTTTATATTTCCAGTTGCACTTGACACCCATTCCATAGGCAAAGATGCTGATACAGAAAGATTATCTAATATTTGCACTTCATTCTCTTCTTCAGGCAATATGTTTTCAATAGAAACTTCCTCGTCAAAAGCATTATTATCTTTTACCAAGTCCATAAAATTATCAATAAAAAAATCTTCACTGTTAATTGCTTTAGCAACTAACATTTTAGATCTAACATATTTACCCAATTCAAGATTGCTTTTAATAGATTCAATCTCAGATTCAAAAATTTCAATCTTCATAGTTAATATTTGTTTTAAGTGTTTGTTCGGTTTGCTCATCCATGACAGCTTTCCACTTATCAAGTGGGCAACTAGAAGATAACGCCCGGGTTTTAAATTCTAAACTACACCCACATTCCCCACAACAGGGCTGGGTTCCATACATCACACACTTTGAACCTGTGGTATCAAGACGTTCACACTTTTTACATATAGACCATCTTAAAGCAGCTTCTGCCTCTATGTGCTCCTTCTTAAAGATATTGTTTTTAATCCCCTCAAGTATCTGAGTGCTATTTGCAAAAGCCCCTAAAAAATTTTTTAAGCTCATAGTTTATCTTTTGAATATTTGTCCTTTTTGAATTTTCTTTTATCTTCTAAAATCTCTTCATACTCAGCATTTATTTTTTCAAGCTGTTCAATTTTTTCTTTTACCGCCACTGTTTTTTCATAACCATAATATGTGCTTTTAGCAAGATTGCCCAGGATATCTTTGTTTCTTTTAATTGTTTTTTCTAGTTTTTGTTTTCTTATTACAAATGTACCAAGACCCTCAATATAAACTCTGGTGCTAGTTAAACCACTTAAGTTTTTTCTAACCTCTGCATAAAAAAAATCTATAAAATCTGAGACAACTTTAGAATGCACTCCCACTTCTTCAGCAATATCCTTTTCAAAATCTTTATACTTTTTGGGGTTCACTACCAAGTATTTTAAAGTCTAAAAAAATATTACCTGAAGCTGTAATCTGCATATCGTCATTAATCCTTATTGTCTTTTTGTTTTTTCCATGTTTGGTTATAAGATTCTTAGCATGAGCTTTAGCCAAAGCATTTCTAACTGATTGCTCACTTTTGAAAATCTTCATGTTAAAAACAGTGGTGCAAAATTTAGTCAGTTCCACATCTTGGTTTAAAGCAAGTTGCGTCAAACAATCCAATTCCGCTTCCGTGACATGAATTGAATTAAAAAAACAATATGTGAAAATCTGATATTTCACAGCATTTTCAGATGTTGTCTGAACCTTTTTTTCAATTTTTTGTACAATCATATTACAAACTCATTATGACATCAATAAGCCTAGGATCCGGGTAAACATCCATCTTGTCCCTCCTTATATTAGTGTGAGACAGCAAACCTTTAACCTTACCATAATAAGCATCATCTTGGTAATCAAAAGCTTTATTGACACCTTGGGTTTTAATCCATTGATACAAACCAGCTCTCAAATCAATCCCATCTCTTTCACCAATAAATCTTAACCATTTAGATACAGCATCAATCTGTTTATCAGAATATCTATGCCAATTAATAAAACCCTTAAACGGGGTGTCTAGCTTAATAACCTGCTCAGGCGCTGCAGTACTTTTGACATAGGTTTTAAATTTGGCGTCTAAATTCCCCATTGAACAGATTTCTAAACCCACAGCCCTGCGATTCATATACCCTGATCCTGAGTTACCTATGTGCCAAGCATTATTACCAGTCGGAAAAGCCTGCACCATAATTCCATCATTTTTGTCTGAGCTTGTGACATGATTCTGACCCCCTAAAACAAACTCAGTACCCACACGCCCTCTGGTGTCTTTTGCCCACATGTCAATCGTAAAATATGGGTTATCATTGCCGGCCGTGTGATGAAGAATAGCATATTCTTTAGGTACATTATCACTAACATACTCATTCTTAGGCATATAATACTTGTGTATTAATTGCTCATAATTGTTTGCATAATAGTTAGCAGATAGATCTGTGTCTTTGTCAATAGCCTCCATGAAACCCCCCTTTGACAAAAGAAGTGTCCATGTGGCATTTCCAACAACACCATCTGGGAAAAGTTCATGATGCAGCTGATAGTTTACAACAGCAGCCCTAGTTGCATCACCAAATACACCATCTGACTTTAAGCCCAGTATCTGCTGTAGCTTTCTTACTTCCTCACCCTTATCCCCCTTTTTTAGCATCTTCATAGTTAATCTCTCTTTAACTGTCTACGGGGTGCTGCTTCCAATTCCTCATTTTCAGATGGATCCTGGCCATCTTCAGGGTTATTCTCAGCAAAAACCTGGGCAATAAACATTTGAGCTCGTGCCCGTTTTGCCCTAAGCTCCTCAATTTCAGTGAGTAAAGATTCGTATTTAACCTGAATCTCCAAATGCTTTATATTGGAAGAATAAAACTCTGTGATCTCCTCTCGCCTTTTGGCAATTTCCTCCTTTGAAAGTTGCGTGGCATTTTCTTGTTCTAAGTTGTTTTCCATTTTTTATTTGGTTTAATTAATGCAAATATACCAAATAAAGTTAAATAAAAAATGTTTATGTATTTATTTTTTTATTTAATGCCTCCAGTAACTCAGCACACCTCTCATATTCCTCTAACCCCTCATAGTATTCAATCACATCCTTTATAGTATTCTCACTTATTTCCTTATCCGGGTCATGAACTAAAAGTGTCACATTCCCCTTATTAGTATCCTCATCTAATAGATCTGTGAAGCTTACCTTATTAGTAATGATTCTATAAGTGCTATAATAAGCTTTTTCAAGCTTCTTTTCAAATTCAATATGTTTGTCCATATTATAATATACCAAA